AAGTAAAGATTTTTTGAATACCTTTAGGTATTTGAGCTACACTGTATCTACAGTGTAATGATCTGTTATCATACCTATCGCAGATAGGTATTTGAAGTACCGGATCCAAATGAGTGAAACTCATATCATCAAAAATAATGCATTTATGATAACCGATTTTGAAGTTTTTTAGATCATCCATATGAGTGCAAATTAAGGCTGGTTTTTCAGCCCTTAATTTAGCCCAAGTTGTTTTTCCACAGCCACTTGGTCCTACTAATACCAAACTTCGGAGTCCTAAAGGAACACTAGCCATAAGACATAAACGAACATCAGTTATATATTGAGCGTTTGAGTGATCAAATGCGTCTAAAGTACAAAAATCACTAGTATTATAGCATTTCCAAGCTGCGTCAGCATAACCATAAGGAACTTTAGAAGATAAACATTTAGTTAACCAATCGATTTTATTCATACCCTAGTAATAAAGATTCTAAGAATTTGTCTACCTCGTAGAATTCAGGTAACATGGTAGCGATCTTGTTTACATGATCGTTGCTATGACTACCTTCTTCTATATAATCACCATCTTTTTTACAATATTGGATAGATGCATTAATATTTTTAGTAGTTTGAATATTTGGATGAAAACCATTAATATCAAAGTATGTTTCTTTTTTAATGTCAACTTTGTTTTGAAATTTGACTACAGCATGAAGATGTGGAGAACCATCTTTGTGTTTTTCATGACATACTATAATATAAGACGCTTCATGTTTTAAACTAGCTAAGAAATTTAATAAAATTTGTTTATCTAAAGAACATTGAGGATATGTTAAAAAGACTGATCTTGAATTTATTCTAAATTTTTTCTGCAACGCAACATCAGCATTACCATTGATACTAGCAGAAGAAGAAGCACCATTAAGAATATTATCATGCGTTCTCTCACCAGACAATTGCTGTTCAAACAGTTTTGACCAGTGTTTTCCAGGTTCTGGGAAGAGGTCGTCACAGGTGAGGTCGATTGGATTGAGTTGAGAACCATGAGGTGGAGTGAGCATAAGTGTTATCGGTTGTACACCAAAGTCACTCTTATTTATACACGCCAGACCCCTGAAGAGCAAACCAGGGTCTCAACAAGGGTATATTTATTAAACTTGTGGGACGGAATAGCTGCGGAGCAGTAGGAAGCGGAGCTTTAATAGGAAAAGGGAGGCTTAGGTGAGGAGTGAGAGAGAAATCCGCAGCGGAGTTTGAATTTGAACTTATTACTATATTAGCGGATTGGCGGTGCCCTTTATATAATATTACGGGCACCCCCGCTAAGCCCAAATGTATGGTGCTATGCTAAGATATGGGCCTGGTGTTGCTAAGTATGCCTTTAGAGGTGGTAAAGGATTATTAAAGACTTGGAGATTGGCTAAAGCAGGTAAGAGAGCTGCTAGTGGAGCAGCAGCTGCTTACGGTGCTTATGACACAGTTAAAAACATGGGTATGTTTACCCCAAGAAAATCCAGCCCACAAAGGGGTGAGAGTCGAGGACGGTACGGTCAAAAAATTGCTAAAGCTCGTATTGCAAATATGAAAGCCCAAGGTACTTATAACAAAAATAAACGTAGTTATAAATATAAAAATGCTAAGTTTTCACAGATGGCTGGTCAATATGGTGGGTCCTTTGGCAGAGCATCTGTCAAAGGTGCACAAGCACGGAAGAAATTTGTAGAAAAGGGAATGACTCAAACTACTGAAACTCATGGTTTGGTAGATGATCCTGATTGTTGCTATTTGATGCATGCATCAATGGCATATCAACCATTGATTAGATTGGCTGCTAAATCTATCATTAGAAAATTATTTGTGAAAGCTCAATTTGAACCAACTAGTTCAAGTCAAATAATTCCATTGGTATCAATTACCTTTGATTCTCTAGTTATGATCATTTATGATCAGAACAGAGTAGCAATTAGTACAACTACTCCTCCATTATTGACCGATTGTACTATAGATTATTTTGCAGGGGCTTTATATTCTCAATTTTTGCAATATAGTAACCAACCTGTTGGTGCTAATGAAAAAAGAACTCCTACATGGATTTACTTGTTTCAAGATCCAAGTGATGTATCAGTGGGCACTGATAATTATATTAATTTATCTAATATTTGTTTATTAGATGAACGTGTACATATAATGTCCAAGTCTGAATTGAAAATTCAGAATCGTTCTAATAGTGCTGCTGGCAGCACTAATATTGATGATGTTAGTAATAATCCATTAGTTGGTAAAGTATATGAATTTAATTATTTACCTACTCCTTATAATGAAGGTTTAAATGTTTTTAAAAGCATTAGTTCCACTAATGGTGTTAAATTAGTTAGGGCAGCTGAAGTTGCTTTAGCAACTGGTGGTAATTTCTTTAAAGAACCTCCTATTCCTAAAATATTTAGAAATTGTGTTAAAGCTACTACTATTAGGTTGGAACCAGGGTCTATTAAATATCATAATTTGATAGATTTTGTTAGTAAAAATGTTTTATTGTGGCTTGAAGATATTGCGTTTAGCAATATTGAAGATTTAACACGTGTTAAATGCAAAATAGGATTAATTGCATTGGAAGATGTAATTAATGTTAATGAAGCTCAATTAATTACATTGGCATATGAATGCCAAAAGTCATATTCAGTTTATACTGAGACTAAACGTAAAGTATCTATTTTGACTGATTTTGCTTCAAATGAAATAGATAATTTGACTCCTTAATAAAGATTTATTAAATTGCACCTTCGTGCTATTTGAGGTAGATCCATTTTAAATGGATCTACATTACAAGTAAAGATTTTTTGAATACCTTTAGGTATTTGAGCTACACTGTATCTACAGTGTAATGATCTGTTATCATACCTATCGCAGATAGGTATTTGAAGTACCGGATCCAAATGAGTGAAACT